TATCATATGGCTCTTCTAGCGTTGTGTTGAATCCACCTTGCTTTGGATTGAAGAAGTTGTCAGAGTCTGTACCGATTGACTTCACATCTCTAAAGTTTTTACCGGTATGCATCTTGATATCAAATAAGTGATACCGTAGATCTGCTCCATTTTCATGTACAGCACGAACACGAGCGTTACCAATATGATCACCACTCATTGCTTTACCGGCTCTGAGTTGCTGTTTCTCCATAGCACCAATATTCGGTCCACCGACAGCAGAATCATTCAATACGTCGACATATGAACCATAGTCAATGGCAGTAAATTCACCTGTACGAGTCAGTGTCTCTGTAGGTTTCTTAATTCGAATATCTGTTGGAGCAAATCTCGCACTGCGATAGCCATTTACGACAGCAATACCATCACTGACCTTTGCAAGAAGGTGTGTATCCTGAGAGTCTAAACCAAATTCAAGACGGAAAGGTTTGACAAGATAATCACCTGAATTTTCTTTGATGCGAGTTGCAACAACGTCACGCGGAATATTATACTGTAAGTTCTGTGCAGAAGATACGGCTTTAAAGATTGCACCGTTTTTGACAGTTGCAACATTAATAAAGTTTTCGCCTGATTGAATCTGATCTTTTGTTGTCAGTGTAAGAGAGATCTTATAACGATCTGCACCTGGTGCTGTCTGATTTGGTACAGATCCCTGATTGTCATATAGACTTACATCATCATCGACACTAAATACTTGTTGTACAATTTTGAATCCGACTTCCTTCGAAGGAATGTCTGAATACTTATCAATGATTGCTGTCTGTTGTTCTGTAAATACAAAGAAGCCTTGAGTAAAGTATATGCTTTCGCCGATTGTAACTCTTGTACCACGACCGACTGCAGGATTTGCAGCGGTGTTTGTAATTTGAACTACACGACCGGAACCGAGACTTTCTCCAGCAGAGAATCTTGGTGTTGTCGTTGCATTTGTAACCGCTGTTGTATTGACGTACTTTACATAGAATGTGGCTGGATCACCACCAGTAGCGGCTACAACTTCGAGCACTTCTGCTTTTACACCTGAAGTACCACCTGTTAGAATATCACCGACTGTTGCTGTAAAGGAAGTTGATGTTGCGTCGAGTTTTACGAATTCATAGTTCGTATTGATTGCCAATCCACCAGGCTTGACAACTGCGCCTTCTTTGAAAATGTTGTTACCAAATCTTTCGACTTGCTTATTAATGATAGTCTGCATCTGTGTAAGTTCACGAGCTTGCAGAGCTTTACCACTATTAAAGAGGATCCGATAATAACCATCACTATCGGCAAAGTCATCCTTATACTTAGTCGAAAAAAGGGTATCTGTAAAGGTAGTTGCCATTTGTCAATCCTTAGAACTGAATAATAATTTTGATATCTTCAGACTGTGTACTTGTTCTTGATACTGGTGATCTGTTATCTATGTATAGCAAATCTCCAGATTGATTATCAACTTCCGCCGCTACCAGCGCCGAGTCAATAACACCCTGTCCTGCACCGTTAACTTCGTCTACAACCTCTCCATCTTGGAAAGCAACGAAGCCAGTGGCGTCTGTCTGATGATAGTAAATTTTATTTGAATCGATGTAATCAATATATGCTTGTGCTAGTGATGTTTGACCTTCAAGAATCTTATCATTTGTAAATGATGCTACTGTCGAAGACAGCGTCATATGATCAAGGGCATTACCAGTTGTTGATGTAAACAATGTAGCGTCAGAAGATTTAAGTGGATTCTTAATCAAACCAACCTGTCTGAAATCCTGTCCGGTAACAAAGTTACTATCAGTACCTTCAATCTTACATTGGAACATGACTGATGCAGCTTTGAGATCTACACGTGGATCAGAGCCAACACCTGAATCTGCAAATGGTAATACAGCGCGCGCTTTCGCACCTGTTCCACCACCGCCTGAAATCGTTACGGTTGCAGTTGTATAACCACTACCGTGTGCAATTGTAGAACTGTCTGCATCCATCTGAATACGTGAAACTGTACCAGTATTTGAATCGATTGCAGCAGTCGCTGTCGCACCTGTTCCCGTGGGTGATGTAATTGTCACTGTCGGAATCGATGTATAACCTGTACCACCACTTGTAATGACAACCGACAACACCTGGTTCTGTACTGCATTTTCCTGTACAGATCTCTGACGAATCTGAATACCCGTTGAATTTGAATCCGTTAAGCCTTGCTTTTTCACTGGCATAAAGTTCGAAGACATAAAGTCTTCTGCATCATTTGCTGAAATTGTATATAGGAATTTCCACACATAACCATCAGACAGCCGGAAAGAATGATCGTTTGAACTTGTCGGTTCTACAGTAGATGGTTGTGCAACACCCTTTGAGTTACGACCTGTTTCAAGACAGACATAGACCTGGTTGTTTTCATTCTTTACATAGTATGGATTTGTCGGATAGCCTGCTGTACGGTCATCATACTGAGAATAGATACGACCGTTTGACCAGTTATTCCTTGGAGCAACCAATGAAGATCCTTGCATCTTCTTAATTGCCTGCAAGCCGTCACGAAAATCGATCTGAGTTTCAGGGTTATTACTCGGTGTCGGTACAGTTTCGTTTGAGTCCCATTGCTCGGAACGACCTACGCCGACATAATAGTTCGCAGTATTATTCTGGAACTGATCAAAGAAGTCCCGAGCAATCTGTCTTTTAAGGGTGTCTGTAACAATCGCTGGCATTTTCTAATCCTTATGTACTTATCTGTGTGCCAAGTGCAATGCGCTTATAGAAGCCAGCATCACTATCAAAAACTGCAAGGCATGGATTACCGGAAGCACCATCAGTAACAAAAATTGTTTTACCGTGTTGTCCGGTAGGTACTGTAGCTACAGTATAATTTCGAAGATCAACTTCAACTGCACGTGCTCTTACATAACTTGAATCAACTAATCCTTGAGCGTCTGCACTGTCGAGCATGTTTCTTTTGATTGAAAACCATCCTTGATCATCATGGAATTGGAATTGATTTGAATCGTCTTGATATGCAATTGAACCTGTTTGGAACTCAGAACGACCTGCGACAGTAGTCATTTCAGCCGCAGTATTTCTTGGTAAACCAATAGCTCCTGCACTTTCCATATTAAATATGTTTTGATTCGTAATAAACTGTGCAGAAGGTATACCGTCAACAGTAGATAACTGAACTGTATTACCTTCAATCTTCATAGAGTTTGCTTGTGCAGCATATCCACCAGTTCGAGGTGCTGTAGCAATATTAGCATACAAATTTACAAAGAAACCGTTGCCAGAATCAACTGACATATTATTAGCTCCAGTTGCAAGCTCTTGAGAGAAAACAAACTGGCTATTTACGTTTTGAATCGTCTGTCCGCCTAAATGGATTGTAGTACCACTTAGATGCAGATCTTTCCACTTACGTGTGCTGCTACCGAGATCATATGTGCTGTCAAGACCTGGAATAAAATCGCCGTCAAATGAATCCATTCTCATACGCGCTTTTACATATGCGCTATCAATTAAACGTGTTGCTCTACCTGAATCTAGTGCATTTGCATCAATCAAAACTTTCGTACTGTTTGAATCAAATGCAGTACCCGTGATCAGTGCAACATAAGCCGAATCAACTATGCGTGTAATATCAGTTGTAAGAGCGACGGTACCAGAACTATCGGGCAATGTAATTGTATTGTCTTTTGAAGGATTCGTAACCTGAAAAGTCGTTTCATGGCTGTCTGCTATATGTCCCTCAAATACAATGCGGCCACTGTCAAATGCAATACCTGTTATAGAACCGCCGGTCGTAGCTTGAAGCGCTGCTACGTCTCCATATAGCTCGGTAAAGTTTTGATTTATTTTTGTGGCGCCGGTTCGGAGATCATCACCGGTACCGTCATTAGCGGCTGAGCCGATATCAATGGTTTGTTTTGCCATGTTCTGTACCTATAAATTCTTTAGTCTATTTATATCACTTTCGGAAGTAAACTGCTGCACTATAGTCATCTAATGTAGATGAGAAGCGTAGTGCAGAAGCATTTGCCGAATCTGCATAGTCGTCGAATGACTGATAGAAGCCAGCCCATTCGTACATTTCATCATAGTATTTTTTCACTGTAGAGATAGTAAGATTCTGGTAATCGTTCAAGTTGCGATATAAGCTGTAACGATCTCTTAGTGCAAATGTCTGACTATCACCTACATAACCAGGTGTATAGTATCCTTGTGTTGCGTATACACGTGCATTCAGGTTCGATGCGTCGCTATCAAGGCCATCATATAATGGTGCATATTCACTGAAGCCAAACAACATACCGACAGCTTCACCTTGTGCTTCAATACCAAAGCTTGCAGTGCTGAAGAGAAGCTTGTTGTTTGCATTCTTGTCAAAGACCGCATCGGCAGTTGTAATCTCAACTTGCGGCAATCCTTCAATAACTACATCAGCACCGAGATAGAAACCAGACGGGTGTACGAAGGTACGATACAGTTCTTCCCATTCAAGCAAAGGTATCGGTGTACGAAGAAGAACAGAGAAAATCTGATTTAGTGCGCCGTCTTGAAGTCTTGCCGCTTCTTCCTGACCAATTGTAGATTTACCAACATAGAAGAGTCTATCTTTTGGATAGATGATTTCAATGTCTTCGTTAAAGAATGCACGAAAGAAACCATGAACAGAATACTGAGATCCCTTAACACGAAAGAAATTGCCGAAGTTACGAATCGCTTCACGTGGAAATGTAAATGTATTCTGTGAAACACCGAGAGCAATCTCATCAAACATATAATCGAGATATTCAAGTTTTGTATCTTCAATATCTCTAATTGTTTGAAGCTCTTGAATAATACCGCCAAAGTTATCAGCAGAATCAAGGTGTTCATAGTATGCATCGAGAAAAGTAACAAGGTTCGGATAGTCTTCTCTAAAATGTTCAGGAAAGACTTCGTCAACTAGACTTTTTCTTACATTCGTATTAATACGACCAAACTCGCGAAGAGTCTGATCAAAACCAGTATGAGCCATTAGGTTACTCTTAGAGCTGTCTGTTGTCTATCAACTATCGCAGTTGTCGATGAGTTTGTCGTATCGAGTTTCAGTATGTAATTTCTGAGAGGTCTTACAACGCTTTGATTTTCTGGTATTACAGAAATCTTAATGAATGTATTTCCGCCAATTAGAGCTTGAGGATTGAATCCTACGATTTCGACTGTACCTTTCGATGGATTATATTCGCCGACATTATCAAGTCTGACATTACCATCTACGTCAATAATTTGTAGAGTTGTGCTTTCAAGTTTATTTTTGATTTGACATACAGCATTTTCAAATGTAAAGATCGAAGAAGTTACGACAGGTACCAAATCGTCAGGTGAAGCAATTTTCATTGGGAAGTTTAGCACTTCTGAATTATCAGATCCTACGATCGGTGTATGACGCATTTGTACTTTTGTTTCAAGGCGACTTGAAAGAATTGCAGGATCAAGCGCATCGACTTCTGTCAGAAGATTACTTCTTCTAAAGATCTTATTAAATGTGTTCAGTCTTCGATTAAAGAATGTTGTCATATAATTGTATATTGAGTTTTCTGTAGATGCCAGTGTAAATCCTGTTAATGAAGGATCAAAATCAAATACTAGAGTTAACTCAATGAATACGTCGATTGGATCTACAAAGACAGTGTCAATTGATATCACTCCAAGAGTGTCTGTAAAATTATTTACGATTGCATTTTGTGTTGCAGTCTTTGTCGCTGCAGCGGTACCGCTTGGAAAATTCAGTGACACATATACTTTACCATAGTTGATCGGTACGTTTTGATCTCCTGACCAGACTGCGACATCAGTAACATCACTAAAGTTGCTAAGAATAATTGCTTTATAGTCAGCAGAAGTGACCATTCTTTGCTGAGATGCAAAGGCAATCGGTGCAAGTTGACGCACACTTTCGATTGACTGACGATTTGCACCACCTGTAGATTCTGCAGATGTTACAGCCGTAATCGTATAGTTTGCACTATTGATAGTAATATTCGATGTCGCTGTAAACGTATCTGCCTGATTTGCATCAGGTCCATTTGTCTGCAGATATGTAACAACAACTTTATTACCTGGATCTGGCTTCTTACCGAACGAGATACCGTCACCGAAGTTCAATTCATAGAAACCGTTTGGTGTTTCGCGAATTGTAAAGACTGTAGTGTCTTTATCGATTGTGCTTGCTTCAGATAACGGTGTATATTGTACATAGTTTGTTGATGATGCAGTATCATATACGAGTACCGTTGCTGTCTTTGTATCAATGTTCTGATCAGGAATTACGAAGATCTGTCTCTCTTCGGTTTCGCCCGACAGAAAGGTCTTTGTTGTTTCAGTACCTTCATAGATTGGAATATCATTTGAACCTGCAGAAGTCTGGAACTGATATAGACCTGAACCATTGTCTCTTGCAAAGTATGTTTCGAGTGTTCTAAATGTATATGATACACCGTCTACAGAAGCAGTAAACTGCTGACCTTTGTTTAGTTGAATCTGTGCAGGCCGGCCACTTACACCGGCAAGATTTACGGTTAATTCGACTAGAGCTTTTGATGCAACTCTTGATCTGACTTCATAGCCGAGTGTTTCTGCATGAGATACGACAGACGAACGAAGTTGTGCAGTATTCAGAAATGATTCGTTCAATGCAAAGTTTGCGGTCAATCCATTGACGTGTGTATTATATGCCAACACATCGAGAAGATTGCTGAGACCTGAAGCTTCGAAGTCATAGTCTGTAAACTGTGTCTGTGCTTTCAGATAATTTTTAAGGCTGTTCTTAATATTATTAAAATCAAGATCAGAGGATTTTACTGTAGTTGGCATTTATCTAAGCCTCGCTAATGATACGTCTAATGCCACAATCTCGGCAGTGTTAACGACTTGAAAATTAATTGTTGCATCTAGAGAGTTATAATCAGGCTGTACTCTTAAATCAATTGAAAGAACTCTTGCTCTTGGTTCATACGTACTGATAGCATCATACATTAAGTCTTGAATATATTCCGGATCATACTCGGTGTCGAGTGAAAACAATGCAGCATTCAGATTTGCTCCAAAGTTTGGCTGAAACGGTTTCTCACCGAGACTTGTCAACAGTAAATTCTTTACAGCTTGCTTTACGGCAGCAGCATCTTTCTGTTTGTAAATGTCGCCAGACGGTCTTGGTGAAAACGT